GTTGCTTCTATTAATGTTCAATCATGTGCAATGTAATATATTTATAGGAGTGTATTAGGAGTTTATAATGACAGAGCAGAAAACGGATACTGAAATAGATATTCATATATTACATGATTTCAATTAGTGTATTGATAATTTTAACATATTTTAGGATAAGTAATGGCAACTTTAACAAATAGCTTATGTAGAGGCGATGGTAATAAAATCAGTTTACAAGTTATTGGATCTGATAATGCAACACTTAGTTCAGCAATAAATATTGCTACTTCAAATGATTATGGTGAATTTGTTTCTATAGGCAATAATCTTTCTGGAAAAAGAATTTTTATAGATGGTGGAAAGGATGTTGATTTATTTGGGTCCTTTGGAGTAAATATTGGTACTTTGGGTGGAGAAAACATAGCAATAGGTGCTGAATCGGATACTTCTAATTCTTATACGTATATTTATGGTGGTAATAATGGAGTTGCTTTAATACCAAATAACTTTGGATTAATTCAGCTTATAGGTCAAGTAACAACTAAACCTGTAAATTCATCCGTAGCAACTGGCGCATTTGTAACATCTTTAACTGCTGGAACCTCTGTTCAAAATACATCCGGAAATAATTTGCTATGTAATATCTGTGTAAATATTACTGCAGCTACCGGTGCTACTATTACTCTTGGTGTTGGTTCTGAAACTGCGCCTACAGATAATACAGTTGTATCTACATTTACAACTGCAGCTGTTTTAGTTACTAATTTCAGTGCAATGGTACCAAATCAGTATTATTTAGTTATTAATACTACTGGTACCATTACTATTGGAAGTATTACTGTTCAATCCTGTCCTATGTAATATGTCATAATAGGGGATTTTTACATCCCCTTTAATTAAGGAGGTATTTGATGGAAACAGTAGCTATTGTCGTTGCAGTTGTAACAGGAGTTGGGGCTATAACAGGTGCAGGCTACAAATGTTATCAAGAAACAAGAAACCGACCAGAGCATCAAATTTTTATAGAACAACAAGTTCCACCTACTCCCCCATCTTCTCCTGTATTAGATGCAATTATCAAAGATGCAGTTAAACATCATATGGAACAATATGATAGTGATACTGATACCGAAATAGATATTAAGATACATATACAAAGTCATAATCATGAACCAAAGGATTAATCGTGATATTTATATTTTTTTTAACTTTTATTGCTGTTTCTTTACATGGTTCATCATTTGAAGAATTAAAAAATAAACATAATATTAAACACATTCATTATCTGACATATCATAATAATATCGAAGAACTGACAAAGCTTCTTAGTGAAGACACGTCATCAATTAACCATCAAGATGCTCATGGTAATACACCACTTCATTATGCTGCTTACTACAATCGTAAAAGCATTGTAAAGTTGATGCTTGAAAATAATGTTTCTGTTGATATACCAAATGCTCTTGGAGATACACCTTTATTTCTTGCAACTGCTAAAAACAATCAAGATGTCATGATGCTATTATGTGAACATGATGCAGATATTAATAAAAAAAACAAATGGGGTAATTCTCCATTTAATTTTAGTAATCAACATAATAAAGAGATATTAGAATCAGCAGATTTGTTCAATTCAATAAACCGTAAACCAAGGGGATAGTATGAGTAGTTTTATAACTGGTATAATTGTCGTTATAGGTCTTATTGTTGGATTTGGTATGAAATTATACTTTGGTGAAGTTGTTGGAGAAAAAGCAGAAAGTACCATAGAAAAAGTTGTTGAAGCAACAATTGGCGTTGATTTAGAACCAATTTTTGATTTAGATAACGAAGAAAAGAAGTAAAAGAATGGGGGCCATATGGCCCCCATTATATTTATTCTTTTTCTACTTCCTCAACCAACCTACCCAACTTTTCAACCTCTTTTAAGAAAGCTGGAGTTTGTTTTTTAGTAGCAGCTACAAAAGATTTCAATGCATAATCAGTAGTTTCTTTGGGGAATTTAACTCCCAGTTTAACTAATGTCTTAGCTCCTTCAACAGCTGGATTATGTAAAAGTAAATCGATACCTTTTTTAATAAGATATGCTTTTTTTACAGGAATACTTCTAGTACTATCTTTAATAAAATCTTTCATATCCTCTGCATTAGCATAAATTTGATGAATAGAATCAGCTCTATGTAAAGCATTTCCATATTCTGGATGAGTTTTTAATGTATTTTCGCCCATCTTCTTTAATGCTACTGCTATTGGTTTATAAGCTTCATTATTTTGTTGATATGCAAGTTTATTAACTTCTTTTTTAAGTGGTTGCAAACGACTTAAAGGCAAATCTCCATTTGATATTTCTTTAGACCAATCATTAATATTATCTAAATGCCTTTTTCTACCAGCGCTTCTTCTGCCTATTTGTGAAGCTTCTTCTAATGCGTCTTCTAAAGGTTTAGCATTAACGAATTGATTTCCTGCAACTTTTGGTAGGGTTTCATTATAATCTTTATTTTGAATACCTTTAAATTCACGAGCAACTCTGTAAGGATTCATTGCCGACAATAATGCAGGAATAGCAATCTCAGAAGTTATTCTACCAATTTCACCACCACCTGATTCTTTTACTTGATTTCCTACTTCTCTACCAACAGCAGTTCTTCCAATAAATCCTGCTATATCTTTTATATTTGCTGATCCACCACTCAAAATAAACAAAGGTATCATTGCAGCATAATCTTGAAAAACTTCTTCACTTTCATTTTTAGGTTGCAAATAACCTTTTGGAAAAGCTGATTTAGCTATATCATGAGCTTTTTCTATAACTGGAGTTACAACACCTTTAATTGGGTTATCTTCAAGTTTTTCAAGAGCTTTTTTTGTTTTTTCAGGGTCAGAACCATAAAGATTAGCTTCATTACCAGGTTTTAATGCATTCCGAACCATATTGTTACGAGTTCTTTCTGCATGTTTTGCTAAATTTTCAGGCAAAGAAGGTAGATGAGCTAGAGAAGATATTGCATTAGCTCCAGCACCAATAACATTTCTTAAAACAGAAGATAAAAACCCTTCTTCTTGGTCTTCAGGTTTTTCTTTTTTAGATAGTTCTAATTCTAAATTTTTATTAACTTCTTTTTTTTTTGGTTCAAATTCAATTTCAGATTTATTTGCATAATGAAGTTGTTTTCTAAAATCATTAGGAATTTGACCACCATTAGCTTCAATTATGGATTCAGCAGTTTTAGATTCACCAATATCTCTAATATATTTATTTTTTAATTCTTTAATTAATTTTTCATTTGCTTTAGCTGGTAGTCCTGCATGAGGAAATTTAAGACGCTCAGACCTCAATTGTTCTTGAGTTAATCCTTGAGGTAATAAATCAGCTGAAAGCTTATCAAATTCAGATGTTTCAGGACTTGTTATTAAAGCACGAGTTCCAGTTAAAGAAGCCAAATTAGATCTAGTACCACCACTTACTTTTGGTACTAATTGTTCCATCTTGTTTAATATAGATAATTTTCTCTCAGCCTCTTCGCCTTGATTAAGTTTTTCTTCGTAATACTTTTCAGCAACAATCTTTCTACGAGTTTGTGATGCAATATCTTCTTTAGATATAAGATCATTTTTGGAATTACTTTGTTGTTGAAATATTGAATTAGGATTCTGTTGTTGTGATAATTGTTGAGCAATTTGTTGTTGTCCTGCAATTTGTCCAATTTGTTGATTAGGCGTTACTTGTTGTTGAGGGTTAAACTGTTGTTGATCTTGTTGTTGATAATTTTGTACTTGAAATTGACGGGCAACTCTTTGTCTTTCATTTGCATCTGGAATAGATTTAATATAATCAACCTGTTCTGGAGTAAAAGTCGGTTGTGGTTGAACTTGTTGCATCTGATTTTGTTGAGACTGACCTTGAAGTTGACCAATTCTTGATAAATCGACTTGCTTAAAAATTCCTTCTTGAACTTTTGGATCAAGTTTATGATAAATAGCAGCTAATTCTTTTGGAAATCCAAGTTTTTCTAATTCTTGAGAATGTCTTTGATTCAACTTGTGTTGAGCTAAACTTTGTAATGTTTGACCTAAAGTTTTATTAATTGTATTGCCTATTGGTTCTACAGGTTCAAATGAACCACCTAAGAATGCCATAATATATCCTTTTAGAATTGTGGTTTAATAGAACTTAAAATATCTTGGTAACCCATATTTTGAGCACCATTACCATATTGAGCCCAATTAGGTTGTTTTACACCTTGAAAACCAAATGAATTTTGTCCTGCACCAGTTCCATTTGCCTGATTATTTTGTGAATCTGCCAAACCTTTAATACCACCAGCTGCTGCTCCCACAGGTCCACCTTTTAAATATCCAGCTGCTGCTTCTCCAGCAATAGGCAATAAAGTATCGAATGTATTTCTTGCAAATGATTTTTGTCCTGGTTGAGCATAATAATCAAACTGAGGTGACAAAGACGCCCTCAACGAATTAAATAAATTATTTGATTGCAAACCTTGCTCCTGTAAACCATGTTGAGCTTGTAAAGCTGCTAACTGACTTTCAAATTGCGCTCCAGCACCACCTAAACTCTGTTGTAATCCACTTGAATTTCTACCAAGACCAGCAAATCTTTCTGCTAAAGTCGGTATAGTATTTTGAGAAAAATTTCTACGAGCTTCATCAGCTATAGGTTGAAAGTTAGATTGACCACCTGGTAGATTAAGATTTTTTAAACCATTAGGTATTAAAGAAGATAATTGCGTTACCAACTGCTCTTGCTCAGGCGTCATTGTCTTTGTTGATATAGCTTGAGGATCTGTAGAATTAAACCATCCAGCTTTCTTTTGAGCTCCTTGAGGAATAGGTGTTCCTGATTTTTGAGCTTTGATTCTATCTTGAATATTTTTTACTTCTTGTTGTTTATCAAAACTTTTTTCTTGTCTTCTAGCAGACTTGAGTTGTTTTTTAACTGAATTTGCCATACTTTTCCTTAAATTATTCTTTTACATATTCAAGTATAACATAGGTCGTTGTGTATGCAGATTGATCTATACCTGTAGTTATATTTACATAAACTGAGTCTACAGATATTTCTATATTATCCGCAATAGAAGTTGCTGAACAATAAGGAATTGCTAAGTATGAAAATCCTATAGGATCAGATGCACATGCATAAATACGGGTAAATGTCGTTGAATTAGTTATTTCAATATTGTGTGGATATGATTTTATACCAGTATTAGGAAGTGCACCAAAATCTATAACAGTTCTGAATATTTGTCTTCCTGCAGGATTATTATTTTTAACTCCTGGATTTGGAAATAAAACTTGGCCATTCATAAACTCTTGATCAAAATAATAAGCACTATCCTTCAAATTTAATGCTAAAGCAACGTTATTCATATCTTGATATAAATGTATTAAGATATTACGAATCAATTCCTTATCAAGACCTCTTGATTGTATATCTTCTATTTCATAGATGTTAGTAGTTGGAATAAATAGACCAGTATTACTTTGTAAGTTTGATGACATTTTATGACCTTAAAACTTGCGGATTACATTTAATTTTTAGTAATATGATTAAGGTCGTCTATGAGTAAAGATTTTATTACTTTTCTTCATTTGATTACTCTCCTTTTTTGACTGCGTATATACCTCATGTACGCAGTCTTTTTTATGTCATACGAGAAGTTGTTGGTGTTACATAAAATACCATAGCGTGAAGTTCGAAATCATTTAAAGCTATATAACTTATTGTTTGATCATCATTTACTTTATAACCAAACATTTGACTTGGTGACATAAATAATTGTAATTGAACGCATTCACCTTCACCCCACATATATACTGGATGCCATAGCCTTGATTGAAATCTTTCAAAAGGCATCAACTCATATGGACTAGTTTCTAAAGTACTATTACCAGGTAATGGTCCAGGAGATGCTATATTACCTAATCCTTCACTCACTAATGACAAATTAGTTGAAGAAATTAAATAATCAGCAGTTACAGCACCATTTTCTGTTTTATCAACAAGAAAATCAACTCTTGAAAGATACATATTACGATCAGCTTGGGTATAAAAATTATATTGCTTACTAAGAATATTAATATTACTTACTAATGAAATAACTCCATCACCACGATAAGTTCCAGTTACAACAATAGGATTTGATAAATTATCTAACGATGAAACAGTAAATGTATTAGGAGTGGCATTATTGATAGTATCTGAATTAACTCTACACATTAATTCAGGCATAACATTACCTTGAGAGTCAGTAAATGTTAAACCATTCATATTACGCAAAAGAATAAATTGGTTAAGTTGAAGATTATGATTAATACAAGTTACTGTCATAGTTGATGTATCAAAATTAGTAACTTGTAAACTTGGAGCATTATTAAAAGTATCAGGTTGTAATATTTGAATAAAACCTTCTTGGTTACCTGCTATAACACTTTTGACAGTTGTATTATTAAAAGTACTTGAGCTTGAATTCCACATATTACCATTTACTCCCCACGCAGTTGTAGTTTCGCCCCATGTTAAACCAGTAGTTTGTGGAGTTAGAAAAAAGTACCCAAATGTGGTAAATGAATCAGTAATGGTTGCCCATGATTCATTTATATAATTGTATACAAGTATTTGATTGGGAAAATAGAAACTATCATTTCTATTTGTAGTAGATACAGTCCAATAAGCCATTTCATTATAATAATCACGAACTCCTGCAACTCTATCTTGTCCATGATTTTCTTCACTAATTCCAAATGGAAATTGTGGAATTTTATTATCTATACGCTCTACATTAGATCCATTACATGCATGAATACCGCTATCATCAATACCCAAAGTGACTTTATCAAAAGGAATTTCAGAAAAGGTTGATACTGCCCCAAGTTCATTATTAATTTTCTGCCATATAAAAGGTTGAATTTGATTATTGGTATAAACTAATTCATAACAAGATGATGAAAAATAAACTATCAATCTATCTTTAACAAATTGAGCTGTAACAATAGGTTCATCAGTTGGCGCATCAGTAAAACCACCATTTCCAGGAAAGTCAGACATAAAAGAAGATGATGCCATAGGATCATTCAAAGCTGAATATCTTGCTCTATAAGGGAAATTTTCAGAAACATTATTAACCAGTTCAACTGTATTTAAAAACACTAATCTATTTTTAAACTGAACTATTATTTGAGTGGTTTGAATATAATTTAGACCAGTGTAATATACCGATGAATCTTTTAAAGCACCTGTAAAAGTGTAGGCACCTGTTGCTATGTTAAAAGTACCTGTTCCAGTAGGACCATTTGTCGAATTTGATGCAGGCAACAAAGCTCCATTTGCAACTACAACAGTAAAAGTTGTTAATCCAATTGTAAATACTTGTCCAATAAACCCAGAAGCTGCTGGAACAACTCCTGCGGCATTACCAGATCCATCTGTAGTATCAACCATTATACCTTTTGTATAATTTATAACCGGTTTAGTCCAAATAGAATTATTCCAATATCTTATACCATCAGCAATATTAAAATTGGTAGCCCATAAAGTATTAAGTGCAGAAATAGGAGCTTGATAACCAGCCGTCCAGAAAAAATCATAATCAGTTCCTGTCCATGTTGCATCTCCAGCAGTTATTCTATCCCATCCTCCTAAAATTGTATCAAATTGATAAGAAAACTGTGTATCAAATGCTAAATTAGAATATTTACTTGTAGATTCAATATAATATTGAGTCAAACCCATAACAGGAGTTGCTGGATAAAAATAAACATCTTGTAAATCTGCTTCACCGGTAATGGTAAATTGTCCTGTAGATGTATTATAAGTTCCAGAAGTTGCTGCATTACTTGCTAACATAGCAGATGGAGTTCCTGTTTGATAAACGGTAAACACATCATCATTTACAGAAAACATTTGACCTATACCAAAGACAGTCCCAGGTACTGTACCTGAATATACACCTGTAGTATAAGATGGATTCGTGATTAATCTTAGTCGAGAATGTTTATGATCCGTACCCATAAGTATAGATCCAAATCTTTTCTTAACTCTGCCTCTCAGAATATAAACATCATTGAGTTTTTCGAAAGCATTATCATTTATTAGCCATGGTTTCACATTACTTTGCGAACCACTATTATTATCATTATAACCAATTAAAAACTTATCAACTGCCATTATATTCCCATCGCAGACCAATAAATTGTTGTACTCATACCACCAGCAGGAGCATTAAATGTAAATCCTGTAACTGTCATATTACTTATCCAACCACCAGTCGATGCTAAAGTATAATTACCTGAAGGTGCGTAATTTACAACAAATATCGAAGTTGTAAATGCAGGTATTCCACCACTTGTTGGAAATACTACTGCAGTAGATCCAGTTGCATTGATAGTTGCATTACCCCATTTCATTAATAAATTTGAAGTGATTTGGGTGTAACCATCAGTTGTTGCCCCACCACCACTACCGCCACCTGTTAATTGTGTAACAGTTCCATTACTTGGATATCTATAAAATAGTTCTACACCATTAGAAGTTGATGCAGTTTTGGCATATACAGCTATTTGTGAGGCAGATGTAGTTATATCAGAACCTTGGACAGGAAAACTTGTATATGTATGTTTTCCAAAATTTATTGGATCATAAAATCCAACATGATTAACACTTAAGATATCATTGATAGCTTGGAAGTTATTCATAATTGGTGTTTGAGTAGCACTTATTTTTTGTGCTGATTGGGGAATATTTGTTGAAAATGTAAAATTAGAACTCGACATACTATCTCCTTAATTTTTATGCACCAATAGCCATCCATGAAATACCAAAACCATAATAACCACCACCTGGATAAGGTTTTTGATTAAATTGTACTGAAAATTGTGTAGTACTTACTGGAGATAATTGTATTTCGCCATAAGGTAGAGCATTACCTTGAGAACCTACTGGATAATTACTATTGAATTCAAAATGGAATGGATTGACAGTAAACAATGGAATTTGAGTTGAACCTGTAGGAGCTATTGGAAATGGAACAGTTACTGTTCCAGTTTGAGTTGAAGGAGTAACAAATAAAATACCCCACTTCATAAGTGCTCCACCAGGTAAATACTGAAAACCAAAAGCAGTTTGATTCCCGTTACTAAATGGATAATAACCACTTAAATATATAGCCCCACCACTTCCTGTTGCTGTAGATGAGTCTACAGTTGAAGAACCTGTCAATTGAACAATATTACCGCTATTTGGATAACGATAAAATAATTCTGATATATTTGTACTATTAGTTACATTTTTAGAATATAAAGCCATTTCTGATGGTCCAGTTATAGGATCACTTGTCTGAGCAAAATAATCTACAACGTTATGATTTCCAAAAGTATCTGCCGTATTAAATGGAACATGATTTATAGCTATGAATTGTGCAATGTCTTGAAAATTTGTTTGTATAGGAAGTTGAGTATTATTATACTGCTGATTTCCTTGAGGAACATTTGCAGTATAATTTCCTATTAATTGAGAACTCATATTACATTCCTATAGTAAAGTAATTAACGGTAACTACTGATGGACTAGGACTAGATGCAAATACAAATAATTGAGTAGTTCCATAACCCTGAGGACAACTAACAATTTGAGTAAAGTTAGTATTTGCTGATGTAGATTGTGCTAAAGTAACTTTTGCATATGACATGCCTGATTTGTATGCAGGAATTCCTGAACCTGTAGGAAATACTATATAACCAGATTGCTGTAAGTTAACAGAAGCTGTTCCCCATTTGAATAAAATTCCAGATGGAAATAAACACCATCCTGTTCCTGATGTAGCAGAAGATGTTCCACCACCACCAGCAGATGTTGTCGGTGTTAATTGATGCACCGTACCATTATCTGGATATTGATAAAAAATTTCTGCAACATTTGGCGATCCAGTTGCTTTAGAATATACACTTAAATCATTGCTATCAGTTCCAGGATCAACTGTCTGAAATTGCATATTTATACAATTATGTTTACCTGAATCAGATGTATTAAACCCAACATGATTTACATTTATCAATTCATTAATTGCTTGAAAGTTAGCTCTTATTAAAGGAGCTGTTTGATTCATTGCATTTGGTGCTTGAGGTGTATCACTGGTGAATGTATATATAGGTCCTGCCATTAGAAATTACCTCCACCATTTCCAAAACCATTTCCATTAAATCCTGATCTACCTTGTTCACTATAAATAGTAGCTACTCTTTGGCTTGTTTGCTGTACTATAGTACGTCTAAGTACTAAATTCTCTTGTTCTTTAAGAGATGGCATGATCATATTGATTGAGTCATAGTCCATACGATCTTCAAATATTTTCTTGCTCGCGTTCCAAGCTATTAATTGCCACCATTCTGAAAGTTCTGGAGATTGATTTAAACCAAGTAATTCAGTTGGTTGAACCCAAACTTCCATATCAATTCTATAAGTTTGATCAGGAATAGGTCTAACTATAAACTGACCATCATAAAACAATAAAGCTTGTGGTCTAGCTGGATTCATTGGAACAGTTTGACTATTTATTGCTACTCCTGCTGCAGGAGCACTTGCAAAAGTAACTGCAAATTGTCCTGTAATATAATTAATATAATTAGCTACTGGAAAACCACCTTGATTGATATAAGGTGCTGTTAATGATAATACTGGAATTCCATTTGGATTAAGTGCAGTTTGTGGATTTTCATTTGTAGTTAATGCATTGTACAACAATCCATAATGAGTAGGATTTCCTGTCACTGCATCTAATATTGGTGAATCTTTCATTGCTAAACCATTACCATTTGCATCAATTGAATTAATTAACACATTGTTTTGCAATAGTGTTATAAATTGAGTTGAGTTTTGTGGAATGTTAGCTTGCTGTGAATTAATAACACCAGTAAAAAATGAAAGCGTCCCATTCCCTGTTGTTCCAATAGAAGCAATGCTATTAACTAAAGGATAAATACCAAAAAACTGTTCTCTAGACTGACTATATAAACCGTTATATCCAGCGATATATATAGGAGCATCAGTAGTTAAATATTTATTTGTAAAATTATATAAAGGACTTGCTGGATTTTCAGTAGTTGAATACGTATCAATAAAAGGTAATGTATAAAAACTGAAAGTTGATTTAAGATTAAAAAGTCTTAAAGTTTCAGGAAAATCATATAAAACATACGTATTAATATATTGATTTAATTTAGGTGTATCCAATTGAGCTTCAGATAAACTTCTGGTAATCAATCGAACTTTTTGTTGTATTGCCAGTAAACTAGAAACTGCCATAAAATTCCTTTCTAAACTGCGCCATAAGGCAACACGTTTTTATATGCTAGATAAACGGTTGAATTAATCTCACCTGTTGGAATTGATTGTGGGTATTGAGATTGTAAACTAAAAGGTTCAAAAGGTTGAAATAGCCGCGTATCAATATTTATAGTAAATGTAGTTGCGTCGATTACTGTAATATCACTAAAAAGTTGATTAGCTTGGGACATACCATATCCAGGCGGCAATATAAGTCTAACAATAAGACCTGTTGTATATTGATGCGCAAAGGATGTAGTTACGATAGCTGGAAAACCATTAGTAATATTTGTTATGATTCGCATAGCTGGTTGAAATACAGGAAATGTTTGCGCCTGGATTGACATGATATACTCCGTTATCTTTGAATTACATGCTCAACAGTGGTAATTCTATTGATGTTACTATCCATACCTTCCATATCCATAAATTCAAGAGATTGAAAAGCCATACGACGTATTTTTTGACCAATACGCTGAAGAGGAGCTCCATCTTCATTACGACCATATTCATGTACAGGATACCATGTGTCATTATTTAAATGCTTAGCTACCCCTAATGGAATACTATAAACTTGACCATCATATAAAGTGAATTTTTCTAATGGATCTTCTGCATATTTTTTAAAACAAAAATCTACTACTCCACCAGGTACTTCATAATATTTAAAAACACCTTTAACAATTTCTCTATCTTTATCTCTATCAATTTTCAACTTCTTAGCCATTTCATCACGAGTTGTTTCAGATGTTTTGCTACGGCTGCGTGATAAATTTCTTTTTTCCATAAGATTTCCTTTTTAATAATTTTAGGTCTCACTTTTTATCATGAGACCTAACTAAGTTATATACTTTAACTAGAAACCATTGCTAAATGATTTACCAGCAGTCCAATAAATAACGTTTCCAGCAGCACCAGCTGGGCTATTTGCGCCTGCAGCAAGATTCATGCCGATGAAACCTGTATTTATTGTTGCATCTGAAAGAATATTAACATTCTGAGCTAATGCATCAGCTGTATCTTCACCCATTGGCACAACTTGAGCAGATGTGAATGGAACTGAAGCTGCAACTGGATAAGCAAATGCTGTAAATGCAGATGAATTAACATTTAAAGTAATTGTGTTACCTGTTGTAGTTGTTGTATCAACAGCAACAATAGTAGCCTGTAAACCGTTCATTTGTGTCATGCCAAAAGAAGCAGGAACAACCATACGAACTAATTGACCAACTTGATAACCATGTGTCACAGACAAAGTAACTACAGCTTGAGCAGCTTGAGAAATCTTTGTAATGAAACGACGACGTGGATAATACATTGGATCAAAATTAACAGACATCCAAGATCCTGTTGTACCAGCAACACCAAGAGTAGACATATAATCTAAACTAAATGTTGTTGCACTCAATGTGTTGTAACCAACTGTGAAGTCGATTCCACCTAATTGAGGAGCTCCTGCAACATTTAACAATCTAACAATTGAACCAGCAGCAAGACCGTTAGTTCCTGAGTTAGTAACTACTGGAATAGTTGCTGTAGAAACAGCAGTAACAGTAGCATTAACAAGACCAAAACGATTTGAACTTGTATCAACATAAGTGAAACCACCTGATGTCAAATATTGGCTCAAATTAGCAGCAGAAGCAGCGTTAGATTTTAAATATTCCCATTGTGCGCCAGCAGGAAAACCTACTTGCCAATAGAATTCAACACCAACAGCTGTAGTTTGGTTAGCAGCTGCAATAGTTGTGTTATAAACTCTCATCCAGTCAACACCAGATCTAAGAGGAATATTTACCGCAGAACCCGTTGATGTAAAAAAACCTTGCTGAATAATTGTATTATCTGACATATTATTCCTTTCTTAACTTAATGTGCAACGTACGTTGCAAACCCAAAGGTCATTTGTGATTCTAGGCACTTCAGCCATTTTATAACCTACAGAGGCATTCAATGCTAATGGTCCATCATAAATTGGCGGTCTGTAAATAAATGATGCTGAATAACCATCTTGTTCGATACAAGCATAAGCTTCCATACCAACACAGAAAATGTTATAAACTGTTGCACCAAGAGCAGATGCTGAAGCTGTTTGAGATCCAATTGATGAAATTAGGAATCTCAAGTTACCAATAGCACCCCATTCTGAACGTAATGCATTCATAGGAGATGGATATTGTGATTTGTTAATGAATCCATTAACTGAATCAAAATCACCAATAAGAGCTGAATTACATAATGCAAAATAAGCATCACGAACTGGAGCTGTTCCAAATTTATCTTCACCACCAATGTTATCCATAATTGTGTAAGCGTTGTTTCCAACTAAAGTTTCTACAACTGTATCAACATCAGAACGTGTCAATTCTGTTGGGTTATCACCATTCAAACCACCTGTACAGTTAATGAAAGATGCTGTTGAAGCAAGCATATCACGTGTTAACTGATCTTCAGTTTGCAAAATTGTTACTACTTGATTTTTTTCAAGCGACCTAGTCATTTCTGCTAGATTCAGAACCTTTCGTTGTTCTGTTCGGACTATCACATCTCATTTCTGAGTCTCTGGGTTTAGTCTCTCAGGCTGTATTTAAACTTGCCCCCTGTCGCCATAGTTTCCCTTAGGCTTCCAAGTCGATTACCAAAGATTTATACTGCGCCAAATTAACGCAGTGAAACACCTAGACGAGCAGCACATTCATTAAGAACTGGATCTTGGTTTTGTAATGTAACTTGTTCATTCAATTGTACATAAGTACCATAGAATGAAATCTGAGCATCAATATCAACTGCAGTCAAATTTTGAGCTGGAGGTGTAATGCCAGAATTTCCTAATGGAACCATAGACGGTAGTAATGGATTGTAGCGTCTCATGCGCAATGTAGTACCACCATTTCTTGGCATTACTTTTAACATTGCTGGAATTTTATGAATCATGCTCGGCGTAGGTACACTCAGCAATTTATAACTAAAGCTTTGTTGCACCGGTGCTGGCAAAATACTTGTCGTTGTTGTTGACATAGTTTCTCCCAAAAGTGTTTATGAATATGACTTTAAAAAATAAACTGGCGAAGTTTAGGATCACGCCGAAGGGTTTGTGAAGGACGACTTCACTAGATACGTTGGAATAACTTTACTACAAAGCATTATAGTATCGCAAGAATTTGCGTAAAAAAAAGAGGTCCCCGAAGGAACCCCTAAAAGAAGAAGACAGAGTTTTTACATCATACCAGGAATTGGTCCCATAGGTCCATTTTCTTTTAATGATTTTTTTTCTTCTGGATCTGCAGAAATAATAGCTTCTGTTGTTAACAATAAACCTGCAATTGAAGCTGCATTTTGTAATGCACAGCGAGTTACTTTAACTGGATCAATAATTCCCAATTCAAGCATATCTCCATAAACACCTGTTTTAGCATCAAATCCGAATGATTTTGAACCCTGACGAACATTTTGAACAGTCAATGAAGCTTCATAACCAGCATTTGCAACAATAGTTCTCAATGGATACTCAAGAGCTTTGCGAATAATCTGAGATCCTAATAATTCATCGCCATGTAAATCTAATTCAAGATCAATTACTGAATCTTGAGCATGTAACAATGCACATCCACCACCAGCAACAATACCTTCTTGGATTGCTGCACGAGTTGCTGAAAGAGCATCATCAATTCTGTCTTTTATTTCACGCATCTCAAATTCAGTAGCTGCACCAACTTTAATAACTGCAACACCACCAGACAATTTTGCTAATCGTTCTTGCATCTTTTCTTTATCATAATCTGATTCGCAAATTTCTAATTGATGTCGTATGTGTGAGACGCGTTCTGCAATTGCTTCAACTGAACCAGCGCCTTGGACAATAGTTGTGCTCTCTTTTGTAATAACAACCTTTTTAGCTGTGCCGAAATCTTCCAACATGATTGCTTCAAGACTAAATCCTACATTATCAGATATAAGTTTTCCACCTGTAATTATTGCAAGGTCTTCAAGCATTGCAATACGTCTATCACCAAAAGCAGGAGCTTTAACTGCACATGATTTTAAAGAACCACGCAATTTATTTACAACCATAGTTGAAAGAGCTTCACCTTCAACATCTTCTGCAATAACTAATAATTGTCTACCAGCTCGAGCTGCAATTTCCAATGCTGGAACTATTGCTTTCATATTTGTGATACGTTGATCATAAATAAGAATCAAAGGATCAGTGAAAACAATATCGTTTTTATCAGGATTAGTAATAAAATGTGGAGACATATAACCGCGGTCAAACTGCATACCCTCAACCACAACAAGTTCACTTTCAACTCCCTTTGCTTCTTCAACAGTAATAACTCCATCAGAGCCTACTTTTTCGAAAGCCATTGCAATTTTTTTGCCTATTTCAATATCAGAGTTTGCCGAAATAGTAGCAATTTGTTCAATTTCTTTATTGGTATTTACTGGACGCGCATTATCTTTAAGAGACTTTATAACTACATCAACAGCTTTATCTATTCCACGTTTTAATTCCATTGGATTAGCACCAGCTGTTACATACTTATTACCTTCAGTAAATATTGCTTGTGCCAATACAGTTGCAGTTGTCGTACCATCACCAGCAACTTCTGCTGTTTTAGATGCTACTTCACGAACCATTTGAGCACCCATATTTTCTAAAGGGTCTTTCAAACTAATTTCTTTAGCGACAGTAACACCATCTTTTGTTATTAATGGTGATCCAAATGAACGTTCAAAAGCAACATTTCTACCCTTTGGTCCAAGAGTAACTTTTACCGTATCAGCTAAGATATTAATACCATTTAATAATTTCGTACGAGCTTCTTGCCCGAATACAATTCGTTTAGACATTATAAAATCCCCAATATATCTTCTTCACGTAAAACTAAATATTTTTCATCAAGTGCAGTTCCCATAAATCGTTTGAAGAATATCTTTTCTCCATAACAAAGTTGTTCTGACTTACCAGGATGAACTACAGTAGCTTTCGTAGTCTTTTCTTGAGCTTCAGTTGGAACTATAATTCCACCAGCTGTTTTTGTTTCTTTTGGTTCTAATTCGACAAGAATATTGTCATTGATTGGTTTAAATGTCTTAAACACTTTACTCCTTTTATTGTAAAAAAAACTCCGGACAGACTTAAACAATAAGTAGCGTGACCATTATTGAGGGGTGTGTGTCCGGAGACGATCAATCATCAACAATATATTATAATAAACACCGACCACTGTAAAGACTATTACAATGATCGGTTCATACTACCAAACCAACGTTTTATTACTTGCTAGGAGTTGGTGAAGGAGGGGGTGTTGGTCCTTCAATATTAACTTCACAATCTTGCAGATCTTTACCATGAAATATTTCACAGATATCTTGATCGTCAAAACGAGAAGGTAACTCAACTCTTATAGGTGAAATTGCATTTTTTTCTTCTAAAAAATATTTATCAAATAATGATTCACTAATAGCGCATAAATTAACAGAAAATAATGTAAATAATATAAATAATTTCATATTATGCCTTCTTGCCAATAGTTTTTAATGTTATATGAAACTCTCCATTAACCATTTCTTGAGTTGCAATCATTTGCGTATCTGAAGTAATAGTTACAAATTGATTAGATCCAACTTGATATCTAATTTCATTACTTTTATCATTTGATTCAAATTGAGAAAACTGTGACATAAATGACTGTCTTGTATTTTTACAATCTTCATCTTTATCATCACATTTCTTAAAAGTGAATCCTTCAGGAATTTTACCTTCTGATACATAACTATCAGAAGCATATGAAATGCCCATCAAACCAAATAAAAATAAACCATACAAATTCTTCATAAATTAATCCTCATATAAGGTAGAATATAAGACCATAACAATATTCATCTTAATATGATAAAAATTAAATTCAAACAATTTCTATGTGTAACTTCACTTGGATGGTCTGTCGTTTCGCTCAAAATGATTTGCATCAGGACGTGATTTAAAGTTGTAGCCCGCTCTATTGGAAGGACTCAAATGCTCCCAAAAACAAGCAAATTTTTCATAATGTTTAGGATCATCGAGATACTCATCTTTCTCATTGAAAAGATTTATATCAATAGCTAATCTTTTACAATGTAAACTATCTTTTATACCTTTACCTGACTTCATATATATCTCAGCTTGCTCTGGCGTTCTCATTGTTTCGCCGTAAGTAAACGAATATCCTTCTTCATGAATATATTGAAAAAGTAATACAGTATCACGAGCAAAAAGTCTTTGTAATTGGGAAAGCAACATTACCACTCCTATAAATACCTTTATTTATTTTACTATCTGCCTTTCATGGCTTGTATCATTTCTCTTCTGTATTGAGCTTTTAATTCATCACTTAAAGGCCCATTAGCAAATGCGTTAGCCTTAGACAATGGAGAATCACCCTGTTGTGGAGATATTGAGGTTAATGGTCTAGGTTTTGCAGCATTCTTTTGAGCAATTGCTTTTTCAGAATTATAAAGAGGAGTTTCTCTATAAATTCCATATTGTTTTACCATGTCATAAGCAAGTTTAGCACGCTTATACATGTCAGGAGTTTGTGAAATCATATCTGCTAGATCTGGATTCATTGATGTTAATATTTCAAGGTTTTCTTGGTTTATTACTTTATCAAAATCTGGATATGTATTCTTTAAACGAACTTCAACATTATCGTTAGTAGCTTTTGCTTTATACGCATACATCTCTTTTTTAAGTTCTCTCATTTCTTTAAGAACTTTTTTAAGATGCTTTCCTTCAGCTAAACCATCATCATCTAAACCAATATCAGAATAATCATCTTCTTCTGAAGGTTCTGATTTAAAATTTTGTTGTTCTTGTTTTTTTGGTTGTTGTTGAAATGACATAGCAAATTTCATAGCTTCATCACGTTCACGCTTAGCTTGATCTAACTCTTCACGCATTCTACGGAAGTTATTTTGCTGAGGTGTTTCTTGAACAATCTCTTGAACTACTTCTTCTTCACTATCTTCATATTCTTGTGATTCATCTTCAACAATCTCATTATCATTTTCAATAGAAGGTTGCTCATGATGATTTAACATAGGATGTTTTTGTTCTATTACTTGAGTTGGAACATCTTCAATGATGATTCCATCTTGTTGCATTTTCTTTTCTGCAACTCTTTGCATTTCATTTATTTGAGCTTGAGTAGCATGAGGTAATGACATATAACTCCCTTTATAATTCGCCGTTTAACTGTCTACATTTTCTTAATAAAGTTCCGTCTGCATCTTCAAGAACAAATTGAAGTAATTGACGCTCTTCTTTTTGTATATCAAGAGCATTTTCTTTCATCATATTATATACTTGTCGAGATGGTAATACCCATAAAAATTCTAATTGTTCTGAAATAGAATGATAGCGATATACTGCATTATCATATTGAGGTGTTGGGCATGATTGTCTGATAATGAAATAATTTCTAATAACATTTTTCATTTTTGGTTCTTTTTTAGTTTCTACAACTATATAAAAACCATCTGGAAAAGTTTGTTTTCCTCTGTCTATAGCTTTATACATCTCTTCTTCAAATGTATCTAACTGCTCTCTCATTTGTTCATCAGCTGAATGATCTAAAATATCAGCTTTTGCTAATAAATCCCAAGATATCTTACCAACTGTTTCTCGTGACATGTATCTCCTTTTTTTATAGAAATCCGAGCATGTTCATCAAGATAAGGTTTTAACTCAATGAGAATGCTCGGATTACGGTATTGTAACAAGATATAGCTTACTTTCTTTGGCGCTTTTTACCAATTATAGTTGATCGCTAAAATAAATGACTATATCTTGTTATTTTTTGTGATTACAACTCGAACAGTCGTGCATCTTTTCTTTAGAACCTTTTTTGCCTTTTACGACAATAATTTCTTCTTTAAGATGATCTTTTTTCATATTTACTTTTTTGATAATTTTCTTCTTATCTACCATTTTATTCTCCTATTTCACTTCTTTCATCTCTGAAACCTAAAGATTCCATAAAACGATTAGGGTTAAACATTTTATTAATAGCATGTGGTGAAAGATTTGCCACAGCATATTCATCTTCTTTCATCATTTTGCTATCCATAACTTGCTGTTTCAATCGAGGATCTATTTGATGGTAGAATGATCCCGCAAGAGATTGCATAACCTTAGATTGCTCTGATCTTTTTAATACTTTTGATTTTGAAGCTTTACGGACTCTTGGTGTTCCATTTGCCATAATTATCCTTATTAAATTTATATAAGTGTAAAGTGCGTAGGGTTCACTTTACACTTATATATTTTATTTATTTAACTCTTGATGTTTCTCGGGCAAGAAGCATCTTGTTAATCCATTCTTGTTTTGCATTACGCTTAAAACTTAAATTAGGCGGTGTTCCAAGAATGTCGAAAGCTATTTTTGTAGCTTTCTTATTTTGTCGCGGTGCACTTGGCATATTACCACTTCTTCGGAGTATTATGACGCTTAGCAGTTGCAGTGTCAGATTCCATTTGTTTATCAATACCAGTAATAGTATCGTTTAAATCAGAATCAAAACCTTTAAAACCTTTAGCCCAACTGTCATAACGAACACTTTGAGGCATATTTGCAACTGAAGAATGATCTTCTGAAATCATTCCTGAGTGATGTCTTTTTTTAGCCATGATAGGCCTTTCGATAGCAACTGCAGATATATATATATCTGCAAAGTATAACTTCTAACTATCTACACACACTGTATAGAATCTTGACTAGCTTACGCAGGAGGAGTTAGTTCCGCAACTTCATTTTCACCAAGGTTATTAGAAGCATTTATCTCTTGCTGTTTTAATGCATGAGACATATTTAATAATCGTTCTATATGAGCTAAATCCATATCTTCAAGTTCTTTAAGAGCTTTAATCTTATCTAACATAGCACGTTGATCATCAGAATTTGCTTCATGTAATTTTTGAATAGCCATAGCCCTATTTTCATCAACTCGTGAAGTTCTTTCATTATACAGACCAATATCAGCTTTTGCTCGAGCTTGAGCCAATTCAATTTGAGCTTGTTGTAACTGCATAGCCATTTCAGCTTGTTGCTGTTGCATTTGAGCTTGTGCTTGTTCAACCTTTGTAAGATTATCAATAATACGTTGTTTATTTTGTAATGTAGCTGCTTCAAGTAGATCTTCTGGACTAATAGGAACTCCCATCTCTTTAAGTTGTAACATTTGAGCAAATTGCATTTGTCTTTGAGTCGAAGTATTTAAACCTTCTTCAACATTTGCATGATACTTACCAAATGACTTATTATAAAACTGTTCAGTCGGTTCTTCTCCTTCAAGAATTTTCTTAATCTTACCAGGTGTGAAATTAGCTTGTATAATATCAATCTCCAATCTACCTAACAACTGCATAGATCTATCGAGTTGATCGAAAAGAACTTGAAGAGTTGTTAGACCAGCACCTTGTCTTAACATGCTCAATACACCAGCCTTATCATCACTTGCACTCATTCTGTTACTTTTATGACCACTTCTGTGGCGGGGCAACCTCTTCGGATCACCCTCACTATGTTTCCATAGTGTTCAGACTATCGCATCGCATTTCTGCGTTTTCTCACTTAGTCGTTCAGGCTGCTTTCGCTTGCCCCCTGTTGCCGTTAGCAATAAGCTAATACGGGTTCCAAGTCAATCAGAGAAAATTTATCCTGGGCAGATTTACGTTTACCCAGCAGTTCCTCGTTTACACCACTGATCTCGGAAACTTCTTTTGCTAAAAGCTCTGAAAGTTGAATCATTGAAGGTGGTATTTGTGGAGCTGTAATTTGTTGGACATCTGCCATAGAAGCATCCATCTTCAATGCAAGTCCACGTCCTTGTCCAGATAAGAACACATCAGCAGGATTAACCAAAGCGTTTTCTTTGTAAATCCATCCTGAATTTATCTGAGACTCGAGTATATCAAGCTCGATAGCACGCCTACGATTATAAAGATATTGAGCATCACGTAAACCGCGTACTACACCTTGAATACGCCAAGGAAAATAAGGCATCTGAGGAGCATAATAGCCCAATACAGGAACAAAAGGATAACTATCAATACCGCTAACTTGGGGTCCATCATACATCACCTTCCCTTGGACAACGATTGCCATTCTAACTGTCGGTATTTCTTGTTCAATCATAGTAACAGATGGATATGTATGTAAAAATAATTCAAGACGTTCTTCATCTTGAGATTTCCATTCCATTGTTTCACCAGTTTCAGAATCAACAAGCATCTTTTGCGTTCGATAATCACGATAATAGAACTCATCATAAGTTAGTAGATTCTTCATACCACAGTTATATGATTCTGCCATATATTGAAACTTGCCATCACGACCCGTACCTGAATCTAATCCTACAAGACCAAGTATTTCGTCAGTCTTATCAGGTAATATTGAAATACATTCTCTACTCGTAAGAAAAGATCTTTTCCATAAAGCATTACAATCAGAAAGATCAGTTTTTCTAAAATATGGATCTATTATAAAGCTGTTATATGAGCAGTTATCGACTTTTATATTTCCTGAAACAGGATCACTTCTATAATCAACCCAAATTTGTAATAGATTCATACCTGTAACTAAAGCACCATGAAATGCTTCTGAAATAGTTTCAAGTACGCCTTCTTGCTTATTAACCCACATCAATATTTTAGTAAATTGATCAGATGTCGTATCATCAGAATTCTCTACACCAACACATATAATCGATTTACGATTTCTTCTTTGGTGACCAGAAATCATATTAATAACACGTCTAATACGATTGAAATTGAATGATCTTTTTCTATTAGCTGGAAGATTTCCATAAAGATCATTCCATAGAGTTTGATCTCCTGCTTCAAATCTAGTATCAGTATCTGCTTCTGACCAAAAAGATTGATTTATCGTTATAGATTGCGCATAGAATGCTTCCATTCTTGCCAATACATCCTGATGCTTTTCATCAAAATACTGAGGACCTAATTGAGGAAATAAAATAGTACACCTCCTTGATATTGTAAATTTAAACATTCACAACAAAGATAGAGTATTATTAGGTAGTTTCGCTAGTTTTTACGTTGTGATGAAAACGGAATAAGCTTTTGATACTTAAGATGACACTTAAAGCACTTACTAGAATTACCACCGTGAACAAATTGAGATCGACCCATAGATTTAACTGTACCACAAACACATCGAGCTATAATCATAAGTCTTCCCATAGTTCGATCCTTTGGCTCTTCTATAATAGTCCAACTGCCATAAACATTTCCAACAAGACTCATCTACTCTCCTAAAATAAATATAATCCACTAGTAACTTTTCTCTTCCAAAGTTTTTTGAGTGTAGATTAATAAAGCTTTGTCATGTTGCAATCTTTTATATTGTTTTTGTAAATATAAAGGGCATGCATAATTAGGAATATGATTTACAAGATCATCTAATTGTTTTTCAATTTCTCTAATATGACTCTGCAAATCCATATTTATTCTTGATCGGGCACTTACAGCATCTGAATTCATACGTCGATACATATTTTCATTATATCTATCTTCACTGCAAGATTCATATGATCCATGAATAAAAAATGTAAATACCATTAAATCAAATAATATTATCAAAAAAAAACTTCGTTTTAACATTAGTAAATCCTATGATTATCATTAAAAAATCCATCACACTAATTAGTGTTTAGATACGCAACAGTTGCTTAGTTTATATTTCAATTCAAAGATTTCGTTCATTAAATCTTGCTCTCTTTTGTATGATTTATCTTTAAATTTTTGATAGTCATCCTTATAAGAAATTAGTTCTTGTTCTAATCTACAACAATAATTTTGAAGCCCCATTAAACGTTTATTTTTGTTTCTTTCATCGATAATTTCCTGCGTAATACGATTATTATATTCTCGACTTGCCTTCAACTTATCTTGAAATTCATTAACTTTACAAGATTTACATGTGAATAAATTCATATATTTTTTCTCTTTAAATTGATTAATATATTCTATGATTATCATTAAAAAATCCCTGTCCCACACCTAATCCATCACCACCATATCCTTGAGCTTGTCTATATCTTTTTTCCAATTGCTCTGGAGTTGTTTGACCATCTCGAGATCTACTTAAAGATAAAACTAAATATCTAAAAGCATCTGCAAAGTGACTTGAATTATCATGGAGAGGTTTCTCTCTATAAACTTTACGCTTTTCATCAAACTCTTGTCTATAATTCTCAAGAGCTTTGATTAATGGCTTACAACGATCTTCATCAAACCACATTTTAGGTAATGCAGATCGCACTGCTTCAATACCATCTTCAATGGACAACATAGGTAATGCAGATTTAGTTCCAGCTTCTCTTGTCTCAAATTTCAAACCCAGTTGTTTTGCTTTCTCAAGACGAGTTAATCCAGATCCAAATTCTTTAACTGCAATATCATGAGGAGCCCAATGCTTATCGTACTGATAAGGCTTATCCATAACAACATTGACATAATGCTCCAATCCTTCTTTGTTTTTCTCATAACAATCAATGATATGAACTACCTGACCTATGATCTGAAAAAATATAATACAAGTAGAATCACGAACACCAATATCCCAAGCTGTAGAAACTCGAAATTGTGGCTCCCATGGAATTTTACTTACTTGTCTATTAAGACGCAAACGATCAATATATTTTGCATAGTAAGAACCTTCAGCACCCTGATCAAATGAACAATAGTATTCCTGTTGCACCAAGTCGGGACTAACTAATCCATCATTAATATCTTGTTGAATGAGTTCAATGGGAATATGTTTTGTATCTGCAAGGCTGAGTTTCTGGCAAAACCATTCAGGAGATTGTTGAGCGATATTATATAAATTCCATAATTCATTTTTACCTCGTGGGGTTGATACGATAATAAGTGAACCTCCATTGCCATTAATAATAGGTAAAACAAACTTAAAACTGTCCGGATCAGCCAAAGCAAACTCACTAAAAACTACCATTCTAGGATTTGTACCTACAAGTGCTGTGTCATAACTATCAGATCCAATAATTTGGATAATACTACCATTAACTAGAGTTATCTTTTGTTCTTGAGAGTTAATAGTTTTAATTAAACTAGGAGGAATAAAATCAATAAAACGCATCGAATCATTAGTAATACTATCAAAAATAACTTTACGCCCTTGCGAAAAAGTTGGCAAACAATACATATATACGCCTACTTTTCTTAAAGCTTGGCGTATCATCAAATTCCAACAAACTATATCTTTGCCACTCCGACGACCCCAAACAAGAAGCATCTTCTTAAAACCTTTATTCTCAAAAGCATCGCACGCTTTAAGTTGGTAATCTCTAGGCTTAAACTTATCTAGATATATTTCAGTTGATACGTTCAATGATGCTCCTCTCCTTTTTATATTTCATTTCCCATTGCTTCTTAATTTCAGATCTTTTATTTATAAAATCTTCGGGATCTTTTAATTTCTCCAACTTTATTTCCCGCATATCAACAAGAGAGCTCCAGTAATGTGGATAGCAAATATCGTTAATACCCTTTAAACAATGTTGGCACAACAAACTAATCTTAACATGGGGTTTATCTTTTATCTTGGAACACTCAGGTAATTTTCCATCATCGCAACATTTAATGCAAAAACAATGAGGACAACCCCATCCAGGATTACAACAAGGAAAATCTACTCTCATTTCTTCATCCTCTCGTTACTATCATTCATTGTTTAATGCTTCTTCAAAGATACTAAAATTTGTTCAATCATGTCTTTATCACGAAGTAACATTACTCGAGTTGCATATAAATAGGTAGGACAGTTCGATTCTAACAAACGAGGTTTTAACATATCGATCTTTCTATCAATAACATGTAAACGTTCGTTTAAAATACGACTAGTTACTTCTCTATCATTTAGTATTTCATAATAAAAATCTTGATGAGAAGGTTCTGAACCTAACAAAGGTAAATAAAATAAAACAAACGCGTATAAATTCATCTTTGTTCTTCTATTGTTTCTCTTTGGGCTTTCCCCACATTTGTTCCCACTTTTGTTTACTCATTCCTAGAAACTGTAAACAGTCATCAATCTGGTCTTTATCCATCTCTATCATTTCGATAAGATCAAATTGTTTTTGTTCGTCAGTAATCTCTGGTCTATTCAACAACTTGCACCTCATTCTAATTATTTTCAGTCTCTTTACATTCAGCAACACATTGAATTCTATACTTTTTGAAAAACATACAATTCATTTTATACAAACATATATCCACTAAAGAATAGTGATGATCACACTTATTCTCTTTAATTTCACAATCTGCATGATGATTAGTTCTTCCAAGTTCAAACTTATTCAACAAGTTTCACATCTTCTAATTCACTAACAATATCTTCATCAACAGACTCAATAAATATAGCAGAAGTAATCAAGCTTTGAGTCGTATTACCATCTTCATCTTTGTGATTGAAAGATATTCCACCTTCAAACTTATAATCAAATTGTTGACCATCTTGTAGTGTTAATTTATAGACATATTGTTTCATTATTTTCCTATTGTATATAGACATTCTTTACGAAGTTGTTCGCTTTGTCCTTTCGTCATGTTTTCTAGAGATTCAAGAGATCGATCATACACCTCTTTTATTGTTAATCCATCCTCAGAAAAATAGGTAGGATATGCAATTGGATTTTTTAAATACTTATCCCACTCGTCATGTAAAATCACATAATTAGATTTTTTAGAGAGTTTCATCTATTTTCCAATTGGTTGCTTTTGTTTACATGAGTAACATTTACAAGTTGGACTGATAAGTTTATTTTCAATTGCCAATGCTTGATTTTTAATACAATAATCTACATATTCTTTAACATCTTTATTAAATAGTTGTGTAGCAACACTATGAGCAGGATGAATTACATCGTTAATGATCGTTAACATGTTACTCATAGTTTGAGCAGTTGCAAGCTGAGCAGGTGTCTTATCCTTTAAATTCTCTTCTTTTATATCAAGATTATTTAACTCTTGTCCCATAGCAGCCATATGTTGAAATGCTATTGAAACAACATCAGCTAAAATCATTTTCAAGTGTGTTGTACTATTTGTTTTATGCATTAATTTCCTTTTTTTATTCGTAAGTATTTCCAACATTAGCATTAACTTTAACTTGTCTATCGGTAGCAGTGTTTCTACGTATATTAGCAGCTACTTCTTCAGGTGTCTGCTTTGATGTTGATATTACTTCAACATCTCTATATTCACCACCACCTAACTGAAATCTTTCCATAATAACTAATTTAGCTTCTGATTTCTCAGCAACTGCTAAACGAGCTGCATTCGCTTTATCAATCTCTTGTTGAAAGACATAATCATAAAACCCTAAAGTCTTATGTACAGTTCCTGCATCAAATTTTCTAAATAGAGCTCCATTTTCACGACGTGCTGCAATTCTTCTTTTTGCATAATCATGAGATGCTTTCATTTCTGGAAACTTATGACACCAAGAGTAAAAAGTTTCAGTATTATATCCTCTAAAGTCATAAAAATCTGAAAGTCTAAGTGAATCTTCTTTTTCTGCCCATTGCTTTAAGTTAACTGCTTCTTGTTCAACAAATTTTCTTGTAGCTGGGTGATACTTCATTGTATGTATAGAAAAGTACTCTTCAATGACTAAAGTGCCTGTATCATAGACTTTTGGTTTAATATCGCTTTTATCATTGATATTGATATGTTTAGAGGTTTTACTTTTCGTCAACTTCTCCCCTTTTTTTGTTAAAGCCTATTGAAACTAAATATTGTTTTCGCATCAACGCCATATATCTTCTCAGCCGATATACTGGTAATTAATTTGTCATCATTATATAAGGCTCTAGTGCACACGTCCATAAGATACTTAAGCAGGTTGTCTAAATCACATCGACCATCATAAGGCTTATTAAGAAGTAGTTCTTTTTTCTTTTTAGAATAAGATTCAGGAATTTGAAAGATAAAAGTTACATCAAGATGAATTGGATCAAAGAACATAGATCGTTTACCATGTTGGTTTTTTATAGACATATAGTCTATAAGCATTTTAGACTTTTGATCGTTATAAACCCTACCCTTAGCGAACCTTGGTCTATGTAATGGGACTGGAGTTCCTAAAAGTTGATATTCAATCATTGTAGCTACTAGATATTGCAATAAACTTGTCCGTATATTTTTTATATATGTCATCAGCATGTAAGTTATGCATATTAAATCTTTTCTATGGTGTTTTTGGTTTCTCTTATCAAATAATCTATAAATGCCATTGATCCACGCTCTACCTGAGTCTTTAATTTATCATACATAGCTAATCTACGAGATATATCTGGTTCTCTTTTACACATAGAGATTCGCTCGTTCATCAAAGTTGAAGATATCTTGCCTGTGTTATGCGAAATAGCTGGTGGTTTTTCTACAACAGTCTTTGGTTTCACCCATTGCTTATACATACTCTCCCTTTCTTCAAGTTTGTAATGTAATTCACTTTCACGAACTGACCAATCAGACCATAAGTGTTTCTGTCTATTCAACCAATCTTCTTTCTTTAAAAATGGAGTTGAGTACAATCTCTTCTCTCTATAACTACTAATACTTGTATTAATTCTTTTAAATACATTTATTTTATATAATAGTGTGCGTTTTGGCTCAACGACAGCCTTTTTTATAAAAGATCTTAACTCATCTGCAATACGATGATAGGCACGGGTTAATCCAGTACACACATATCGCAAAGCCCAACGAACTTGATAATTACATAAAACTGCACCCAGAGAGTATATATTAGTTCTCCAACGTTTTTTACCACTTTTTATAATAAACAAACCTTGTTCCTCAAAAAACTTGAATGCAACGTTAACTGTTTCACGATTACATCCAACTGCTTTCGCTATAGTTGATTGAGAAGGAAAAGATATTTTATTGATATTGAGAGATCGAATAATGAAATTAATCATCTTTAATCGAAGTGGAGTATATCCCGATATATGCTCTGGCACGAATGTCGCAGGAACACTTGCTTTTAACATAAAAGCTATATTTAGATATTCTTTTGAAAAAGCTTGATTATTGCAAACAGAAATGTTATTATTCATATAAGTAAAACGCGAACGTTTATTCCTTTCGGGATCATTAGATTCATTGGTTTAACCATAGTGTTTCCTTAATTTTCCTTTGGTAGGGGGGATTTGGGTTAAAAATTTAAGACCAGGCTTAATTGCTTGGTCTTTTTTTCTTTCAATTCTCATCACATTTACTTTGATAGAATAACTAGATCATATAAATAATCAATTATTATCTTAGAAATAGACTGAGAAATGGACCGCAATTGAAATAATATTAAAAACGAGACCTAAAATTAAAAGATTTACTAAGAATTCTTCCATATGTACTGTTTTTATATTTATTTCAATAAAATCTGTAATAACTCCAATAACAATTAAAGCAATAAAAAATACAATTAATGTTGTATAATCCATATTTATTCCAATTCTAATACTGTATCTTCATGAAAGAAACATTCATAAAGTTTTTCAGCACTAATTTTAATTTTAAAATATTTCATCAACATTCTTGCAGATGTAAATTCATCCATACGCATAATATGAGAAGTAATACCAATAATATTTAAAAGTCCATGACATGCATCACAACTACCAATTTCACCACTTATCAATAAATGAGCAGGCAATCCATCTGGATTTTTTTCATCACTAATAATGGGGCATGAAACATTTTTTACATATACTGCATCTTGAATGCCATGAAAGTCTAATGGAGACCAGAAATTATTAAAAAAATTAGATTCCAATAAATCTTCTACAGATAATTGATCTTTAATTACTTCATAAAATTTATTATTTTTCATTTACTATCCTTATTCAACTTTATACATTAAACAAATCTATATCTAAAGCTTGAGCGATTAATATAACTGTTGAAAGTCTTGGATTTCCAAATTTCTCCATTTCAACATCTAATGACTTATACAGAGAATTAACTCCCAATCCAGATAGTTGAGCCAGTTTCAACATGCCAATTTTATTAGCTTCACTTCGCAATTTAGTTAATATTCTTTTTTGCAAAGCAAGACTTATTACTAAATTTCTATGAGTCATTTTCATGATTTAAATTCAGGTAATCCATTAGCGACGCTAAATCTATTAAATATCTTTATCCAACCATCAATCTCACTTGGATCAACTTCTCCAATATATTGCCGCAATTTATACAACTTCTTTATCTTCTTAATAATGAACTGAAACTCTTCTTTCTTTGATTTAAAACCCATATCTATCCCTATCCCCATGTGGAATAAATCTAAGAGATCTTTCTTTATAGTTCTTTCACTTCTTGGATTCATATCGCTCCAATTCTAGATATGATATTTTTCATAAATTCCCTCTAAATATCAAAAGTCATTTTTAATTTACTATCCTTATTCTAATTCTAAATCACCAACAGCAATACCTTGCTCTTCTAAAAAGTTAACAATTGAATATACAGTTCTTGGCTGAGTCTTTTTAGACTGTTTTAAAAACACCAAGTATGTATTTGTAGACATACCTATCTGCTTACTAAAGTCATGTAAATTAATACCCATCTTAAACCTACAAGATTCAACCATCTTACCCAACTCATTTAGTGTCATAATTCCCTTTCACTTTTAATATATATAAATATGATAACATAGTTGACATATATTGCAATATACATTACAATTATTATATAAGTTAAACCAGTTATAAAGAGAGAATATAACTATGGTAAAAATAAAAAAGTTTATTTGTATGTATTGCGAAGATGAATTTCCAATTACAGAATTAATAGAAAACACATTAACGCCAACTATGCTAGACATTTATAGAGGTAGAACAGAAGATAATGAATGTAATCTTTGTTGGCTAGATAACCAGTGTGAAGAACAGAAAGAACATGAAGGATATGTGTGGGATAATGATTTAATAGATCTTTATAACAAAATAACAATGGATAGAAAATATGGAAAATAAAGAATTAAGATCAGGCGAATCAGCAGTAGATTATTGTAGATTATGTAAGTGCCTATTAACATATGAAGAAGAAACAACTTGTCGATATTGCGTAATTAATATGGGTAAATAATATGAAATGCAAAAAACACAATATTCAATTACTCAAAATAGAAATAGACAAACCAATATCTTCAAAAAACTCTTTTTGTTTAATTTGTCAAAGTTATGATATGTCTAATGAATTATTTCCATACATACTAAAGAATATAGATTTATTAAAATCAGGTAAAAATGCCAACTTCATATTAGAACAACTCGAACATGTTTATGGTCTAACAAAATCATTACTGAAAGAACAAGAATGTTTATAGAAATTATGTTAGTTCTTATATTTTTGGCAGTTTTGGAATTTTAAAGGATATATAATGATACTAGATGTAACATTATTCATGATGACAGCATTATTATCGTGTTATTCATTTTATGAAATTTTATCATTAGGATATAAGATACAATGCTTGGAATCAGATCTAGCAGCGTTGGAATTAGATCTAGCAGCGAAGGAAGAGTTCGTAAGGAAATATATACGACTTCATGAAAGTGCAATTGAACAATTGAGAAACGCCATCAATAAAAAAATGCCTGAAAAAGATATTGAATATCCAATTCATACCAAGGTAGCTCAAGATATTAAAGATGAAACAGAAAGAATGAGTAAAAGATGAGTAAAAATGGATTATAAAATATTTTTGGCAGTTTTGGAATTTTAAAAAAGGGAGATTAATTTGAATACGAAAATATATTCGGCAACTACGCTTGGTATTAATGCCTTTTTAGTTAATGTAGAAGTTGATATATCTCATACTAATACAAGTTTTTCTATTGTTGGATTAGCTGATAAAGCAATCCAAGAAAGCAGAAAGAGAATTCAAACAGTTCTTAAAAATAACTTTATCGAATTAAAAGAAACTAAAATAACTATAAATCTTTCACCTGCAAGTTTAAAAAAAGAAGGAACTCTTTTCGATGTACCAATTATTGTGGGAATTCTACAAGCATTAGGTGATATCAACTTAACTGACCAATTTATGAGTGAAACAGTGTTTATTGGAGAAATATCACTCAATGGAGATATAAATAAAGTTAATGGAGCTCTACCAATAACCAATGATATGCAATTATTAGGCAAAAAAAGAATCATAGTTCCTTATGATAATGCTCATGAATCAAGTTTAATAGAAAACATAGAAGTAATAGCTTTAAGAAACTTTAATGAGTTATTTGATTATCTTAGAAATTATATTCAAATAACTCCTAGTTATTACGAATTCAAACAAACACAAAGAGAATACGCTGAAGATTATTCAGATATTAAAAGCCAAAATCATGCAAAAAGAGCTTTGCAAATATGCGGTGCAGGAAGACATCATATTGCAATGGTTGGTACGCCTGGTTCTGGTAAAACAATGCTTGCTAAAAGACTGCATACAATTATGCCTCCAATGACATTTAAGCAATGTGTTGATGTTACTAAGATATATTCTATAAACGGTAACTTAAAAAATAGCATTGTTGATCAAAGGCCTTTTAGACAACCGCATCATTCTATTTACCAAGCAGCTTTAATAGGAGGTGGATCAACTATCCCATCACCTGGAGAGATTAGTCTAGCTCATCATGGAATTCTTTTTTTAGATGAATTCACTGAATTTAAAAGAGATTCAATTGAAGGACTGCGTCAACCATTAGAAAGTGGATTAGTAGAAATATCTAGGGTTAATTACTCAGTGACTTATCCTGCAGATTTTATACTAGTTGCAGCTTATAATCCATGTCCTTGTGGATTCCTTGGAGATACTAAAAATATATGCACATGTTCTCCTATGGGGATTGCTCGATATAAAAATAAATTATCAGGTCCTCTTTTAGATAGAATTGATATCAAGGTACCTTTAAGTTCTATTTCATATGAAGAAGCAAAATCGTCTCACGATGATTCTATATCATCAGCAACATTGAAAGATGGAGTTAATAAAGCAATTGATAGGCAATTAAAAAGATTTAATGATGAAAACAGATTTAATAGCCATATGACAGTTCAAGAAATCAATGATTATTGCAAGATGACTTTAAAAGCAGAAACCATACTTCAAAAAGTATTCAATAAATTAAATATGAGTATGCGTAGTTATCATAAAATATTAAAAGTTGCTCGTACAATTGCAGATATGGAAGAATCAGATTTAATAGATGTCATTCACATAAAAGAAGCGATAATTTATAAAACATGATAAAAAATAATCAAAATGTTGAACAATTATTTGAAGAACTACTTGAAGAATCACCTTCGATTGTTAAAAATAAATCTCATGAAAAACTAGAAGATAAGATACATCAGCTAGGTAAAATTTCAAAAGATACTATTGGGTCTATATTTAATTCTCTCATGAAAGATCATAGTGAAGAATTAAAAGATAATGGAATTTTTGTTGGAAAGATATTTGGTAAGAGAACTGTTATGAGTGATATACCAATTACTAGAATGCAAGGCATGAGGAATTATATATTTTATAAATGTAAATGTTTTTGCGGGCAAGTAAAATATATACGATATTATGATCTTATATATGGTACAGGAACTCAATGTATACGATGCTCACAAGAAGAATTAATATATTTTATTGGACAAGTAGTAGGTAATAAAACAATTATTGATATAAAATTTACTGAAATAAAAAGTAAATTGCGTAAAGGATTTAGAAAAATCGTAAAATATAGATGTATATGTGGTGATGAAAGGTTGAGTAGACCATGGAATTTCATGAGAACAAAACAATGTAATATATGCGCTACTATAGAAAATGGAGAAGCTGTAGCATCAACCAGATTAAATGAAATCATAGGACAATGGAAAATATTAGAATTATGTCCTCACAAGAAAAATAAACAACGATATTATATAGTTCAATGCACTTGTGGTTATAAATGCAAACAAAGATATAATCGAATAAAAAATAAAAAATGTCCTGTGTGCCAATTTGGCCAAGGAATGAGATATATAGGATTATAAAATGATATTAGAATCACAAGAAAAAAATCACTTATACACAGCATTATCGCAAGCACAAACAGAATTTCCAACGATTAGAGTTAACCGTAAAGCATTTAAGAATGAATACGCAGATCTTTATGCAGTTCTTAAACATGTATATCCAGTTTTGTGCAAATATGGACTGAGTATTCGTCCATGGGGCGGTATGATTAATGGCGAGCAATGGGTTGGTGCAAGACTTATGCATAAATCTGGCCAATACGAAACGAATATTTTTAAGTTTGAGTCTGATCCATGTAAGAACCCAAACGATCAGCCTTCGCATAAAAAACAGGGTGCATTGACCTATTTTAATCGAAATCATATGAAGGATATGTTGGGAGTTCTTATTTCTGATGATCCAGAAGATGATGATGGACAAGGTAATAACATCGATAATAAAACTGAACATAGTTATCATGAATATATTACTCGTGATCAATTGATAGATATTGAAAATATATTACAGGGATATAAATCTATTGCAGAAGCATTGCTAAAAGGATATGGTATTTCAGAATTATCACATTTACCAAAAGATCAATATGCAAAAATCATTGAAGGTATACGAGTTCGTAAATCTGAATATGATAAAATAAAGAAATAACGGAGTGTTTATGGATGCTGGCATAGTTTTAGTACGTAGAAGTGAACCAACAGAACTTGATATAGCACCCTATGGAACACAGTGTAAAGTTATGGATCATTACGATGGTTTTGATATGTATTTACAAGTAGGATCTAATGAAGATCATCCTTGTTGGGACCTGTTAGGAAACTTTACAACAAAAGCTCATCCAGATCTTCTTAAAGACTTGATAGATGCAAGATTAAGAAAATATAGTCATTCAAATTAATTTCAATATAATAGATAAGAGTACTTATGTTTTGCATAATTATTTTTATCCTTTGTGTACCCATATCATACTTTCTCTCCAAGGTGTATGATATGGGTATTTTATTTAAACAGTTCTGTATTTTCCAACATTTGATTCTTACGCAATGTTTCCATATTACTTTTCAACAATAAAGATGAAATTAATTTCATTCTTAACTTTGGAGGTATAATGAATACATTTGTTCCCTGAATATTTCCCATATTTCTAGATTTATGCAAAACGGGACGCAATGTTCCAATTGTTGGTAATGCAACATGATTACCCTTTGATAAATCATCCATTATCATTTCAAATAGAACCGATAAAACTTCAAGAGATTTAGTTTTAGTTATATTAGTTTTTTCAGCCAATCTTTTCATCAAATCATATTTTGTCGTCTTCATAAAACTCTTCCTTCAATGAATATCGTAATAATATTCGGTTAATATATTTCGTAAATATCATATTTCTTTTTTTAGCGTTCTGCTCTAATAGTTCATACAATTTTGGAGGAACTTCAACCCAGAGCTTCTTTAAGCTTCTCGTTTTATTTTCTTTCATATTACCTTCCAATTAATATATGTAAACAGTGTACACAAATATTCAATATTAAATTACTAAACTACACTCATTACCTATAACATTGTAAAAATATCAATAATCCTTTTCTGGAGTTTTATAATGTCTGTAAAAACACAAACAAACAACAACCTAGCATATGGTCTAACAAATGCTTTGCAAAACCTTAGCCCTTTACCTAAAATTGCTAAACGTGCACCTTCTGCAACTGATGCTGGTGAAATTGGTCAATTATGGATTTACAATAATCAAGTATGGGTTTTTACATCTACAGGCAATTGGACACAAGCTGCTGCAGATGCTAATGATGGTACATTTACATCTTTAACTGTTAATGGTGCATCAGCTCTTAATGGTACAACAGTTATTACAACTGGTAACACTGCATTTACTGTAGCTTCTGGAACAGGTCCAATTAATATTGGTGTTGATGCTGCTACAAAAGCAATCACAATTGGTAATACAACTGGAACTACAGCTGTAGCAATTAACTCTTCTTCATCAGGTATCATATTGAATGCAAATTCAACAGGAGCTATTAGATTAATTCCTAATGCTACTGGTTCAGTTGCATACACATGTACAAATAGTGCTCGAGTTGGAACAGTTAACATTGTTATTCCAGCACCAGACATTGCAGTAAATGATGTGATAACTATCGTAATGACAAATACGCTTGTAGGATTAAGCACTCAAATGCTTGTAAGTTTAACTACAAATGATAGCAGTGGTGGATTATTACAGATTCAAGGTGTAGTTACTACATTCCAAACTGTTACAATTTCAGCTAAAAACGTTGGTAGTGCTGCAATAGCAAACTCAACAAGAAATATTGTTGTAGCATTTATGATCCTTGGTTAATAAAGGAATATTATGTCAAATAGTCAAGCATTACGAGCTACATCGATTGCAGTACAAACTGTTGCTTTCGGCTCTTTAACAAACGCTTTTGTTGCACTTGGTGCAGCAATGCCTGAACCAATTCGTATATTAAAGATTAACAATACAACAGATGCTGATATTTATATTTCATTTGATGGAACAACAAATAATGATGTTGTTGTTGCATCAAGTGGAATGGTATTAGATGTTACAACAAATAAAAGCGTTGAACAGGGTATGTTCTTAAAGCAAGGTACAGTTTTCTATGTGAAATATATTACTGCACCTACATCAGGAAACGTTTATCTCAGCGCTTATTATGCTGTTAATAACAACAAATAAAGGAGATATATAATGTCTCAAATTACAAGTTTTGGATCAGGTGGAGGTGGTGGTGGAAGTGGTGTTGTCACGTATAATTACACGCAAGTAACAACTACTCCTTATGTTGTATTATCGACAGATGAATTTTTGGGAGTTACAACAACTTCTCTTGCAATTACTATACTATTACCAAATGCTCCTGCAACTGGAAGAGTCTATATTATAAAAGATGCTACTGGATTTGCTGCAGCTCGAAATATTACTGTAACTACAGTTGGTGGAACAGTTCTTATTGATGCTTCTGCAACATTCATTATGAATACTGGATTTCAAGCTACCCAGTTTTTATTTAATGGCATTAAATACTTACCATTTTAAGGATGCACAATGTCATACAAACAAAGATCACCACTACCTATTACTGAAGGTGGTACTAATACTCAATCATTTGTTAATGCTTTTGGTATCGCTTATTATGATGGCGGTTCACTTAATACTATAGCTCCTGGTACTGCTGGACATGTTCTTACCAGTAATGGTGCTTCTCCTGCTTCATTTCAACCTGCTAGTGGAGGTGGTGGATTTACATGGAATAATACTACAACTGCAACTCAGGCAATGGCAGTTAGCAATGGATATGTTTCAAATAATGGAGTAACACTGGTAACATTTACATTGCCAGCAACTGCCACAGTAGGACAAATAATTGCTGTACAAGGATCGGGAAGCGGATTATTTACAATTGCACAAAATGCTAGTCAAACTATTCATTTCAATGCTGTTAATTCTACAACTGGTGTTACTGGTTCAGTATCATCAACAAGTCAATATGATTCAATAATGTTAATTTGTAACATTGCAAATACTGATTGGGTTGTAAATCAATCAACTGGTAACTTAAGTGTTGTATAGTTAATAATATTATGGAGCGTTGAAATAACGCTCCATATTGAAAAGGGAATTTGAAATGGCAACAATAACAAATAGCATTTGCTCTAATAACAAAGCAATAAATATTCAATCAGGTACAGGCCCAATTAATATCGGCACCAATGCTGCAGCAACTGCAATTATAATTGGTAATACTTCAGGAGCAACAGGAGTAACAATTAATCTTGGTAGTTCTGGTCTAGTAATACCATCTTTTAATTCATATGGATCTCTAGTAAATACATCATCAGGACTTATAAGTGTAGCAACTGCTGGAATTGCTGGAACTATATTAACATCAAATGGTACTTCAAGTTTACCAACATATCAAAATTTAACTTCCGCAAATGTACCTGTTGATGGTACTACAATATCTAACACAACAAATGTCCATGCAACAGGAATATTTAGTTCAGCAATATCAACCGCCCCCTTCAATAGCAATGTAGTTACTCCAGGATTCACAGCAACTTTAACAGCTGGAACTTCAATACAAAATAACTTGGGTTATAATATTCTTGTTAATATATGCGTATCCGTTACATCTTCTACATCAGCTACAATTGTATTAGGAGTTGGATCAGCAACAGGTCCTACAACAAACACAGTCATTCCATCTTTTACTGTTGCCGCTGCAACTCAATTTACATTTAGCGCTATTGTTCCAAATCAATATTGGTTACTAGTTAATACCACTGGAACAATTGTAGTTGCAGCTATTACTACACAATCTTGTGGAATATAAGGAAATAATATGGCAACAGTAACTAATAGCATTTGTACAAATAATAACGAAATTGATATTCAATCAAATGGTGGGAATATTAATATTGGTACAAATATATCTTCAACATCAATAACAATTGGAAACGCGACAAGTACAACAGGCATAATTGTAAATTTAGGAAGTTTGGGTTTTAAAATTCCTTCTTTCAATACATATGGATCTTTATTTACAACATCATCAGGAAATGTAAGTATAATTTCTGCAGGTATTGTCGGATCAGTTATAACATCAAATGGTAGTTCAAACTTACCATCTTATAAAAATATTCCAATATCTGTTGATGGAATTACTATATCTGACCAAGTATTTGTAAATACTGGTTCGACATTAAATGCTGGAGCTGGACCAAGAGGAATGACGTCATATATTATCAATGGCAACCAGTATATATCTGTTGTTGCTTCTTCTGTAAACACATTTAGCACATATGTATGGAATGGAACTACCTTTGTTTCAATTGGCGCATCTGTTGCAACAGGAAATACTCCAATTGGTATAACCTCTTATGTTATTGGTGGTACTCAATATATTTCTGTAACCAATAGTGCATCTAATACATTTAGTACATACTCATGGAATGGAACTGCTTTTGTTTCTATTGGTGCTGCCGTCGCAACAGGAACTGTCCCAGCTGCAATGACATCTTATATTATTAGCGGTACTCAATATATTTCTATCATAAATACTACAAGTGCTACTATTGGTACATATTCATGGAATGGAACTACTTTTGTTTCTATTGGTGTTGCCATTTCAGGAGGTAGTACAAGCACAAATCATAATATAATAACTTCTTACATTATTGGATCAACTCAATATATTTCTGTTGCAGTACCAGCTTCAAATTTATTTGGCACGTATTCATGGAATGGAACTACTTTTATTTCAGCAGGAACAACTTCTAGCACTCTTGCTCAAGGAATAACATCTTATTCTATAAGTGGTACACCATATATATCTGTTACTAATACCAGTGCTAATACATTTAGTACATATTCATGGAATGGTAGTTCATATGTACCAGTTGGTTTACCAACCCCAACTTATATTTTAACACAATATATAACCTCTTATGTTATTGGTGGTACTCAATATATATCTGTAACTAATAATACATCTAATACATTTAGTACATACTCATGGAATGGAACTGCTTTTGTTTCTATTGGTGCTGCTGTCGCAACAGGAACTCTCCCGACAACTATAATTTCTTATAATATTAACAATAATCCATATATTTCACTTATTTCAAGTGCAGTTGTTAACACTTATTCTATGTCTAATATACTAAGTATGAAGGGCGTATTTAATGCAGGCATTTCTACAAATCCAGTAAATAGTTCTATTGCTACTGCAACATTTATTACTTCCATGACATCTGGAACATCATATCAAAACACAACTGGATACGATGTATTAATAAACATATGTGTATCTGTTAATTCAGCTACAAATGGTGTAATTAATCTTGGGGTAGGAATTGCAACTGCACCTACAATTAATATAGCTATAAGATCATTTACTTCAGCTACAGCAGTTGTAAAAACATTTCAAGCAATTGTTCCTAATAATTATTTTGTACGAGTAACAGCAACAGGGACTATATCAGTTGCTTCTATTAATGTTCAATCATGTGCAATGTAATATATTTATAGGAGTGTATTAGGAGTTTATAATGACAGAGCAGAAAACGGATACTGAAATAGATATTCATATATTACATGATTTCAATTAG